TTCTATATTAGAGTCTATAATAAGGATATCACGAGTGAAGAGAGACTTGAACTTAAGAAAGGAATCTCGATCTTTCCTCGAGCTGCCGCCATCTATAATCATATCCTAATTAAGACTGGACTTATTGAGAAATATCCTAAGATTAGAGAAAAGGACAAGATCAAGTTTTACTACTGTAATCCTGAAACAAATGAAGGCGGACATGATGTATTTGCATACTCACCTGGAACCTATCCTGACGAGATCGCTCTATTAATGGATATCGATTCACAGTTCTTTTCCCTAATAATTGAACCAATAAATCGATTACTTACTGCAATGAAGATGAGCTCGCTTGATACTAATTTAAAACGTGCAGTTGAAGTAGTAACCGTCAAGAGTAAAAAAGTATTGACTGATGCTGATATCTACCCTCTATACATAGTGGATCAAGAAACACTAGAATACATTGAAGTTCCAGAAAAATTCTGGAAGGTAATCGGCAATGCTGATGTTGATGTAGCTGAGGAAGATTTTCAGGAATACTTGGGAGTCATTACTCGATATGGCCTAAATACTACAATAGTTCCAAAACCTGAACTCGATAAGTATTTGAAAAGAATGACGAAGAAGAAGGAAAAAGCAAACCCTGTTCTTGAATTAGAAGAGGAGGAAAATGCTTGATCTATTGACGGGTTATAACATATATAGCTTTATAAAGGATGTCCTAAAGAAAAGATTTCCAGAAGATCGATTTAAACAGGAGGTATATGAATCTGGCGATAAGATCAATTTTGCCTGCCCATATTGTGGTGATTCTAAAACAGATTCCAGAAAAAAGAGAGGTAACATATATCCAGATCGAGGTTTCTATAAATGTTATAATGATGGATGTGGAGTAAAATCAGATATTCCTAAGTTTATCTCTAAGTTTGCGCTCAAATATTCATTAGGTTTACCTGATGTCAAGGCCCAAGTCAAGTGGACACCCCAAACTTCTAAAAAGAAGAGAGGATCGTTAATTGAACTTCTAATCAATAAAAGCGCAAGCGATCATCTCTTAAAAATAGAAGAGGTAGCTCTTCGATTTTCATTGACTCCATGTAGTGAGATTGATCCAGACACTGAACTTGGACTATTCATAAAGAATCGAGCCCTTGACACTCTTCCTGCATTTCAAAGGTGCAGTTATTTTGATTCAAGAGAGGATAAAATCTATCTTTTTAATCTAGACCAACGAACTGGTAAGATCCTAGGCTTTGCAATACGTCGAATTGGAGAAGGAATCAGTGGACCAAAATATCTAATTAAAAACTATTCTGAGTTAAAAAAGAACGGACTTGTTCGAAATGTCGAAGATGACATTATTGCTGATATTGACTCGATCAATAATTATTTTAATGTATTGAATGTTGACTTTTCAAAACCTATTCTAGTGACTGAAGGTCAAATAGATTCAATGTTCCTAAATAATTCTATTGCAACTACTGGTATTTCTAAAAGCAAACTCTTGTTAGAAAACCTATTAAGCAAATCAAATACCTTAATCCTATTCGATAGTGATATGGCAGGTAAGAACCAGTCAATTGATCTAATTAAGAAAGGCTATCGAGTGTTCCTATGGAATAAGGTAATGGCTGATCTTCGTAAAAAATACAATGTGGACTATCGAAATGTTCGATTAATCAAAGACGTCAATGACCTTTATTCGTTTATGTCAAAACACGATTCATCCCTTACCTTTGATTCCTTTAATGAGTTTGTTCTGCAATACTTTTCAGAATCTCCGCTAGATTTGCTCTACGTCTAAATAAATAATAAAAAAATTAATAATCATGAGAAGAATCATGAATTTAAGAGAGTATCGAGTAAACGAGATGGAGGAGCCAGAAATGCCATTTGAAATTGACGAATCCTTACTTGATGAACTAATAGAATTAGTAGGGTCTGAGGAAGACGTTGAAGAGGCTGCTGAGGATGCTTATGGGGATCTTGCAGAAGCTGCTGAAAATGGAGAAATTGAGGTAATGGATGATGACATGCCTGAAAAACTTGTAATTGCTGCACTGCTAGTTAAGCTTGTTGAAAAGGGAAAACTTGGCCCAGATGATGCAGATGGACTTATTGAAAAATACTTAGGGTAATTTAATCTTAACCCATTGGATTTAGTGACCTCACCTTTTACTCAAGGGTGAGGTCTTTTTTTGGAATAAATAATCAATATGGCAAAAGAACGGGATATACATGATTTTCTTAAACCTCAACGAGGCAGGGTCAAACAGGGATATTTTACTCCAATGAATCCTGAAAAATACAGTGGAGATATTACTAAGATAATCTATCGTTCGAGCTGGGAACTTAAGTTCTTAAGTTACTGTGATAACACCGAAGCCGTTGTTGAGTATGCGTCAGAACCCATGCCCATAAAATATTGGAATCCAATCCTAAAGCAGGAGTCTACTTATTGGGTCGACTGTTACATGGCCACTAAATCACCTGAAGGTGAAATCACTAAGTGGTTGATTGAAGTCAAACCTCAAAAATACTTGTCTCCACCTGAGGCTCCAACTAGACTTACTGAAAAAGCGACTCTTAATTATGCTCGCCATGCTAAAGCATATATCATCAATGATGCAAAGTTTAGAGCAGCTAGGGTCTATGCTAAACAGAATAATATGCGATTCGGTATAATTACAGAAAACTTTCTCTTTAATAAGGTGTAAAATATTAGGTGAAGGATTTTAATAACATACCTAAGAATAACGGAACACTACCTCTTAATGTTGTAGCTAAAGATTTCGGCATCCCTCAAAAAAGAGGCGAAGTTATTCCAGGTAGGTTTTATTACTTTAAGACACAGGTAATGGTTCCCTCATTAAATGAGGAATATGTCCATGCACTAACAGGTAAGAACTACCTAGATCTAAATCCAGTCGGTTTGCTTCTTTTTCATGATAACTGGAAGGAGACTGCTCTTATCTTAAATCTAAAAGTCATGCCTCCTCGAGCCAGCGCAAAGATCCTTGAGGCATATTGGAAGTTTTCACAGCTCAATGGGCTAAACAACCTTTTTGACAAGGACGGAAACTTACGACCTATTGAGGAGCGTCGATTGATTGATCAACGATTCTACCTAATCACTCCAACTGCATTAAGCACCATACTTGGAGTAAACAACCTAAATTACGCAATAAATAAATATGATATGGATCAGGTGCTAGAGGCAAAGCTGATTGACTGGGACCGATTTGGTATGCTAGTCAACCCTACGCTTACAGTGGACGGTCTCTATCCAGATCCAATTGATCTGACAAAGGTCTACGAAGACTTTTTAACAAATACTTTAACATAATATGAGTGGATTCTTAGACACATCAGGAAGAAAAACAAACGGTACCTTATCGAGCCTCAGTAAGTTTGGTACTCGACACGAGGACCTTTTGCTTAGAAACTCACAGGCAATTGGTTTTATTGAGGGTCAGCTACAGTCTAGGACTTCTAGACTCAATGCAAACGATGAGCTACTTAAGTTTTCGATGGCAATCTCAGATACTACATCACAATTAAGAACTAAAGCCATTGCATTTTTTCAGTTAGACTATGTGGTAAAAAGAGAGAGACTAAGAGACGTTGCGGCAAATGGTGAGATTGAGTTTATTCTTGAGACCATTGTTGATGACATGATCGTATATGATGAAGAGCAAAGGTTTGTGTATGCAAAGGACCTTACTGGAAAGATTCTCTATCGAGGAGACACCAAAGAGGAACGTCTAAACTTTCAGGAAAAGGTACTTAAAAAGTATCATGATAACTTTGAACGTATCTATAATGCATGGAGCTTTGGAGAAGGAATATCAGCCTGGCAGTATGCTTTCCAATTCTTAGTCGAAGGCCACCTTTCTTTTGAGATCATCTATGATAACTTAGATAAACCTAAAGAGATAATAGGATTTAAGGAATTGGATCCCGCCAGCATAGCTCCTCAGTTACAGAAAGATGCTAAGGGCAAGATATTTTTACAATGGTTACAATACGACCAGCAGACTGGTTCAACCAGGGTTCTTAATGACTCTCAAGTAATCTATATTTCATATGCCAATCATTTTAGAACAAAACGAGTAAGTTTTGTTGAGCGTCTAATCAGATCCTTTAACCTACTTCGAATAATCGAACATAGTAAAGTTATTTGGCATGTTATGAATGCTCCAATTCGATTAACAACAACTGTACCGATTGGAAGTAAAAGTTTTCAAAAGGGTCAAGAAGATGTTCGTGAATTCCTAAACATGTTTAAGGAAGACATCTACTTTAACGGAGATTCCGGAGAGCTTAATGTTGATGGTAAACCAAATATCTTATTCTATAAAAACTACATCCTGCCAGTAAACGATCAGAATCAGCAGGTAAAAATAGAAGCCCTACAGACGCCAGGTCCAAACCTTTCAGGATCAGAGCTCCTAAACTATTTCTATAAAAAATTAAAGATGGACTCCAAGATTCCTTATTCAAGATGGGAAGGCCAATCTGGAATGGGTGCATTTACTCTAAACGCTGAGGGTATCACTAGGGAGGAAGTTCGTTATCAAAAATTTATTAATAGGTTACGAACTGCTTTTTCAGAGATGATGGTAAAACCTTGGTATTTGCAAATGTGTCTAGACTTTCCAGAACTTGCAGAAGACTATAAGTTTAATAACGCTATTGGGATCAAGTATTACAACGATAACGTGTTTGAGGAAATGAAGAAGAACGAGATAGAAGCCAAACGAATAGCTTCGTTCCAAGCCAAAAAAGGAGTCATGAAAGACGACGGTACTCCATATTTCTCTACCGAATACTTGATCAGAGAAGAATTAAAAATGACAGATTCCGAAATCAAGTCAAACCTTGCATGGTTCGATCAGAAACCGGATGCGGAAGAGTCTGAAGAGATGCCGCCACCTCCAGGTGGTGCTGCTCCAGGTGGTGCTGCTCCAGGTGGAGGAGGTGCAGCCGCTGCTCCAGCTGCAGCTGCCGCTGAAGGCGGAGGTAGTGAGGTAAAAGACGGAGGCGAGACTTCTGGCGAAGGTCAACTTTAATCTAACCATTTAATTAAGTATAATAGTTAAAAATTATACTTATGAAAGAAAAATTAAATGACTTAATCAACAGGCTAACTGTCCTTCCTGTTGAAATCTCAGACCTACAGCTTAAGGCTTTGGTTACTAATGATGGAATCCAACTCATCTCAGAAAAGATCGTTCAGAGAGAATCTGAAATTAAATCTGAGATCAATTCAGCATTGGATGAAAATGGTAAAAAGATCTATTCTAATGATGAAGCTAGGAAAATTGCTTTCTTGACTGATTCTAAGGATGACTTAACACTATCTGCTTTATATAGTGAGAAGTCTGAACATTCTCACAAGTTAGATCTTATCAGAATCTCAATTGAGAGCCACTCAAACGAACAGAGAAATATAAGATCTATCCTATCTGTGATTAATTTATTGGAAGATTAGTCGTAGAATAGAGCAAAGGAGTTCTTTGTCTCAGGTATGTCGATAAGAAGTACGAAAATGTCACGATTGGCCTTGTCATCCGGATATAGTGAAGGAGAAACAGTTATCTTTCTTTTTCGTGCTTCTGCTACATACTTATTGATTTGACCAGTTGCATCTTTACCCAATCGACTAGGATCGATCGAATATTCAAAAAGATAATTATCTAATTCTATTCCAAAGTCGGGTTCTCCTAGAACCTCTCCCTTTCGGGTAAATAGAGTCATCTTTACTTGCTGTATCGCAGACTCTAATTCATCACTAATCTCTAAACGATCGCCTAAGTATTTAGGATCCTCATCAGTTCGGGTATAAAAGTCTCTAAGGCTTGCCATATTAAATAATTATTGTCTAGTAAGATAAAA